GGTCACAACGCCACACTACGGAGCGACGGCACCAACTACTTCTAGCGCAGGTATGTCCCTTAAAATCACGGGTCGTATATAAGGCAGTGTATTCGAAAATCTGACATCATGCTGAGTGACTAATTCTAGAGCATCATCATTAATATTATCAGCTAAAGTATTTGTGTTCCAGACATCACCCACAATGACACGGGGTACTTTCTCGTAGACCTCAACGGCATCAGTAATAGTTTCAACAATAAAATTAGTTTGGGTCCGATCGACAAGGAATACATACCTATTGAATTCAAGCAAGCGTGCGTGTGGAGTTCGAAATGGCAACTGAACATCGAAGAAGATGTAATTTAATACCCTACCAGTAGTACATCCTAATAACTCATTGCGTATCCAGCTAGTTGCTTCGTTTTCTTCAAACCTGTAATAATCCATTTGTTGAGTTTTCTTTTCAATAGTAAAATCAATATATACATCACGGTAAACTAAGCATACAACACCAGCAATTATAAGTTTGTATAAAATATCAAAATCATTCGGTCGCAAATATGTCGCATCAGGTACAGTAATCAAACATCTGATACCGTTGACGATAAAATCATTAACATTCATGTATGAGTGGGGGCCAAGATGAATTCTATCAGCATTGATTGTACTCCCTATGTATGTGGGATCAGGGATTATGTCTTGGCGGTATATTCCATCAATTAAGTCTTGATCATCTTCCACCAATATAACATTGAAATCTTCAGCATCCAGCTCATATTCTTGCAAGGCGACGGTTGTATCACCTCGTAGTTTATCTATGATAACACCATGACTTCTAGTATAAGCGGGACTATCATGAGAGAATGTCAAAAAATACGCAAGTTGTTCAACCCGAGTATAATGTAAATCTACTGTAAGTAAATCGTAGCCAAAAGCTCTATTTTCGTGCATCGTTCCATTCAAATTTAAGTTAGCAGTTTCATTAGTCAGTCCTAATACCCACGTCCCTCTAAGTTCAACATTTCTAGCACTGCCAATGCCAACATTATTAACAGTCATGAATTTATCGAATAAGGTGCAGCCTAACTCCTTAGCCATCATTTGACCAATGTTGAATCTAGCAGATGTATTAATCTCATTTGCAAATCCAACTATGTCATTTGTGTATTTCGCGCTACCGAACCAGTCCTGTATAGTCTTAAGAGATTCGCACTGATCTTTACTATCATATGCCATTCTCAAAAAGCTGCTGAACAACTGTTGAGTCGGGAGGGCTGGTATGTTCACATAAGCATTACGTTGCCCTAGGGCACTCTTAGTCTCATTTATATGTGCAATCTCACTCTCGTCGATACTCACTATATTTAACAGGCTGTAAGTACTCAGAGAAGTTGTAAGAGTACACTCAATCAGGTTCATTGGTAGGATCGACCGTAGTACATCTCCATTAACTACAAAATTGGCGATAATTGGTTGGGCATACAGATAATTATCCGGTGTAAACCATTCATGACAAACAAGAAAACTATTAACTAAAATGGAATGAAACATGTTTGCATATTGAGATAATGTCCGTGAAAATATCACACATCTCAAGTTCATGACTCGGAAAACTTCTGAAATGCTGGCATCATCGCGATGGATGTTTGTTATCTGACTATTTCTTTTGGAGAGGCGGATTAACTCATAACTATAGTCGAGTACCCGACTCATCCTACGGGATAAGTTGTTTTCATCACCACCAATCATGTTTGGGTCAATAACGGGCCAAGAACTATTATAATCGCGAACATTGCTAGTATATGGAAACCGCGCATTTAATTTTCTAGTAATATCAATCCTACCTCCAATGTACTGAATAAGATTGCTGATAGAGAAAATGGTATTTAACAGTTGACTATTTCCTTCGTAATTAACCACCAAAATCGACCATTGCATGTGAGTTCCATCCCCGGGACCAAGCACATCAATCTGTGATATGGATGACTCTCCCGTCGGTTCCCATGTTACGCCGTTAAATCGACTAATTTCACCATATAAATGCTTAAATGCAGCCCACTCGCTGGGAAAACACTTCGCTATAATAGAACTTATCGTCTCGCCTAAAGCAGCCGAGTTAGACCAACACAATTTAGGAACAATCAGAAATAATAATAAAACATCCATCAAATTAAATATGCCCAAATACGATGCGTCCAATGCGCGAGTACGAAAAGAAATTTTAACAAAGCTTGAATATGCCTCCAATGTTAGTAACTTAATAAATTGATCCATATCTCCTCCTACGTAAAAAGATGCAAGCTCAACCATATATGTAGATGCTTTACCAGCAGTTACTTTTAACGCTAAAGCCTCAGTAAAGATGTTATCGTTGGTAATCTCTTTGAAGATCTTTAGTAATCGACACATTTCAATTGCTGTATTAATACAATAATTTAGTACATCACGATCAATCATCATTCGGTATAATAAGTTATTCAAATCAGAATCTGTTGGATTGTATTTAATGTATTCAGGGGCATCTACTGCACTAACAATCTGAATTTGCGTTTCGTCATGTTTAAGTGCAGAATATATCTGTGCAATAACTCCACGTGTGAGTCTGTTGTTAAGCATTTCATTAAAAGCGGAACACGCAATGTAAGCAGAAAAATTATCATATAAACAGTATGCTCGACCATAGATTTCATATTTGTTATTAGTCACAATGTCATATCGTCCAAAATATGTTCTAATTCCTTGCCTTACCAGTTCAGTATACACATATCTCGCCCATAATTCACTATCGGCGTTGATAACGGCTAAGGGAAGGCAACCATTCAAACGTGTATTTATAAGCTCTACAGAGTCCTCGGTAGGTCTACAATTTGGAATGATGGTCGCCATGTTAACTCCAAGATTACGTCCACTCACACTTAATTTATTACCTGGTCGATAGATTTTTATATCACTATAAATAGGCCTCTTGTTTCTTATAATCCCTAACATTACGGTCATTTTGGTGTAAAACTGTTTTTTGTATTCATTCGTTCTAGAAAGAGCGCCACCAATGGTCACAGTCGAAATAAGTTCAAGATCTGTATACGTATGCAAGTCAGATAGTTTTTCTGACCACCCTGACGGCTGCCACACATATTTCACAGAGCCCGTGCCAATTTGGAACATCTCACGGTTACGGGAAATCAAAGGAAAATCAGTATCCATCACAATGTTACTATTCTGAATATTACTATAATAATTGTACGGAGTCCCTTCGTGAACCAGATTAAAAAATACAGCTGGGCCATCATTCTCAACGATATTTACGACATCATATATGTCAGCTAATAATTCTAGATCTGTCTCGTTGTTAATATTAATCACGAGACCAACATCATAGATTGATGACTTTTCACGCAAAGGAATCGCGTCTTGCAGCAAACTCGCTCTCTTGTTCTTTAATTCCATCACTTGGTGTTGTAAAGCGAGTAACGCTTGAGTTTTAAGATAGTCAATTTTCTCAGCATCATTGCGCAATAAGTTATTATTAATTTGTTCAGTAAGCAAGTCTTTAATAACAGCTTGCTCCTTTATTACTTTAGCAGTAGGCGTACTGGGTATAGAAGTGTTCTCTGTAGGGGTATTCAAGCTTTCATCTTTATATTCAGTGGTATCAACTTTAGCATACTTTTCTCCAACCAAGTGAAGATCACCCATTTCTTTGAGCTTGTTATCTTCATGACCAATTTTTGCTGGAGTACCTCGATTCGTATTCTCTGCAATTTTGGAGGAAATTTGAATTTTGCGGCTGTTAACGAATTTAACACTACGGATGTCTGTAGGTAACAGTTTCTTTGATTTTTGATTGTGTGCGCCATGGTTATCGTCTGGTGGGATAGCCTGCTGAGTTTTCAGTGTAATCTCGGGTTTGATGTCAGTGTCAGGTTTGGTGATTGATTTTGTAATGTTAGAGCTTATAGTTTCTTTCTTTTTCGGCATACTGCTAACTCGAGTCGTAGCATCGGTCCTAGTGTGTACGTCGAAGATATCTTTTGTCCAGACGATAACC